TTGTAAGCATCAAAAGTGTTAATGCTTGTGTCATGTTTAAACTCATCGGTCATTGCTCTTACAAATTCGTATGCCCAATAAGGTTCATATGAATCTTTAGGAAAGATCTGCAAAGCAGCATCCAGAGTATATTGACAACTGTGTGTCTTATTATATCTGTGTGTATACTCAGCACACAGGGCAAGTCCATGTCTTAGCAACCAATAGAAATGCCTTTGTGCCCATACTGTACAGGGATGATTACGAAATGCACCTTTCTCTGTCTTGTATGGTTCACCGTTTAGTTTGGGTAGTGTACCAAAACCATGACCCCATTTGTCAGATGCTACAATAGATAACATTTGACATGTTTCTAGAGGCATCTTGACGATATGTTTGTCAGGTAATACCTGAGCACATTCTACTGGGTCTGGGCAAGTCACAAAAATATTCATTCATTAGATCTCCACTCTTTTCTCATTTTAACATAGTCAGTATTCTTTGCAACTATGTCTCTTACATGTTTAAATATTGTTGCAGATTTTGCAAAGTCACATGTAGCATGATCTGGTTCTTGTGGTAAGACTTCACCATTCTTATACTTTTTACCATCTCTGTGGTTAGCATATCTTCTTGATCTAGTAAAACCCATCTCTAAAAACTTACGACACATATCCATACCTATAAAGTCTTTAGCATCTCTATAGTCAAGGTACATACCGTAGATATGATTAGATGATTCTACTGCAATCTGTGGTGTCTTAAATCTCCAATGAGCACATATATCGTCAGTATAAGGGCGAACCAGTAGAACCCCTTGCTCCCCTCTTCCGATACGATATAGTTTACGAGTTTCCTCGTCTGTAAAGTCAAGTCCTTTATAATCGAGGTCATAATCAAATTCCTTCATTAGTTAAATCCTTTAGATTTTGGTTTTGGTTTGTCTAGGACTTCTACCACTGCATCAAAGTTAATCATATTACAGTGATTCCACCACCACTCTTGAACTTCGTCCCAAGATTTTACAATAAAAGTAGCATAATGTTTAGAAACTATTTTGTAATGATGCCTGTCATAAGGTTCATCACTTGTTTGTTTAAACATTACTCGTATTGTGAATCTGGTTCTAGTGCGATGTAGTAGTCTAGATTATAATTGCTATTTGTAAATTTAGCAAGTAGTTGTCTAGAAATTTCTACATTGTATGAACCTGGTATCAGTTTAATGTTTTCTATTTTGAAATTAAATTCAAATGATTTGTCTGTCTCACCAACAGTTAGAGAATACTCATTAGAGTTATCATTCTTACGATCAGATACTAATATAGTACAGGTCGTTCCATCACCTATGACTGATAGATCTGGTAACTGATAAACAGCAGATGCTTTAATTAATTTACTTAATTGATCACTGTCAATCTGGAAGGATACATCAGATGATGGTAGAGTAATTGGTTTCTCTGGAGGTGCGATGATAACTTCTGGATCTGCAAACGCAAATTTAACTTTGGTTGACATACCTTCTCTAATAATCATGTAAGTTTCATTCTTTAAATCCAAGTCTGGATCTCTCATGAGACTTACACCATTTAAGAATTGTGGTAAATCATAGATACCAAAATCTCTCTCAAAGTTCTCATCAACATCTGCCTCAGCAAGTATGTTTTTCATCACACTAATAGTGCGAAGTTTAGAACCTTTCTTTACTAAGATAGATTGGTTGATTGAAGAGAAATTCTCTAGCAGGTCGATAGTTTTTTCAGATAGTTTCATATCCATCGTTGTCTAATCCTTCAAAGTGGTATAATAATACAGCATAGTGTATTATCTTCTGAATGTCAAGCTTTGGTGTGCCTTTCTTGTCATATCTTGAAGCATACTTTAGTATGTTGCTTCTACAGAATGCAGATGCATCACCAACAGAATCAATGAGATCTAAAGTTTGTATTTTATTAGAGTAATGTTTGGAATATGTTTTTCCAATATACTCTTTGATACTGTCTAAGATCTCATCTTCATTGTATTTGAACTGAGTTTTAATTGGGAATGCTTCGTCCATAGTTCCTTCAAGATGATGTGCTAATAAACTCCAAGAGTTTGTCATGAATGCCAACCATAAGGAGACACAACTACATCACCTTGATTAGGATAAGCAGCAACTTCTGGATCTGGGTCTAACCATTTGACATACTCAGGATCTTCAATAGCACAGTCTAACTGTATAGAACTATCAAGGTAATACATGTCATAATATCTCTTCTGGATATCATTGAACTTTTGTATGCGATAGTCTGGTTCGCCATTGATTTCTAACATACCCTTCTGGACAAAACGGTATGGATATCTTTCTAGGATAACTTCTGTTTTTGAATTAGGCATAGTCTTCATAAGTTTTGAATTCGTTGTATGCAGATTTAAAATCTTCTTGGCATTCTACTGATGCAACCATAGCAGGTTGATGCATAGTACCACGAAATACTAACACACCTACAGCACCTTGATCATCTTCCATTGAGAGATAGTCGATGCATGGTGATAATTGAACTCCTTTCATTTTGTTTGTTTGTTTGGTATGTACTTATTATAATGGACTACATACCCATCCAAAGGTCAAAATGGACACTAATATTATTGGCACACTATGCGTCAGCAGAGTTCTTAGTAGAGTAAGAGAATCCACCTTTCTTTGTAAATTCTATTACTGTACTAAACTTATCTAACATATCTGTCTTATGTGATATCACAAATACATTAGCATCTTTTACGACATACTTTATAATTTTTATAAACTCATCTGTTCCAAATCCATCTAGTGATGAATCAAATACTTCGTCTAATATTAATAGGTTTGTGTTTGCAGAGTTTTTAAATCTTGCGACTTCTCTCCATGTGAATAAGAGTGATAAGTCTATACGCATTTTTTCTCCTTCGGAGAATGAAGAATAGGAGAACTTATCATGTATTGGATTTTGAATCGTTTCGTTAAACTCTTCGTCTAGATGGAAGTTGATATAAAAATCCATCATCTGTAAATAACGATTTACTTGCTCATTAATCAAGGGAAGATATTTTTTTATGATCTTTGCCTTTACTCCTCCATCTTGTAATAGAGAGTATGCAAAGTTGTTGTAGTTTATTTCCTCTTTTTCTGTAGCAAGTTTATCGAATACAATGTCTAGTTCCCCCTTAAACTTTCCTAATTCCTCATGTTCAGAATTTCTATTTTGTAACTTACTGGTAACAGTTTGAATTTCCTGTTGTAGATCTCCTGTTTGTTGTTGTAAACTAGAAATTCTAGTATTGTTTTGAGAAATGTCATAAGTTAAGTTTGCGATCTCCTTTGTGAGTTGTTGGGATTGACGCTCTCGTTGTCCTTCTTTTCGTATTGACTCCTCCAGTTTCTGATAACCTTCGTTGAGTTCCTGTGCCTTAGATTGAGCGTCTTTAATTCTATTTAACCGAAATGATTCTTCAATGTGCTGATCACATGTAGGACATGTTTTATGCTCACTGAAGAACCTCTCTTCTTTAGTAATTCTGGATACTTTATTGTTTATCTTTTGTTTCAAAGAACCTAGTTGTTGCAGTCGGTTTGACGCATCTGATACAGTTTCTAATTGTCTTTGAATGCTAACCATACTAGTGTTAAGATTTTCATTTTTCTTTAACAATTTGTCTACATCTAACGCAATAATATTAAGTTTTTCTTCTTTCTCGTGTATTGTCTCTTTACCTCTCTTGTCTAATTCTTCTATAAACTCTTCTTGCATTGATACTTTATCATTCAAGTTATCTTTCTTTAACTCTAAAGTCCTCACAGAGTCCTTGACTACCCTTAGTTTGTCTCTTACTATGTTATTCATAGCAGAGAATATTTTGATGTCTAGAAGGTCTTCTATGACCTCTCTACGGTTAGGACCGTTGAGTTGCATGAATGGTATGAAGTTACTACTACCTAGAATAACGATCTGTGTAAATGATTTAAAATTTAATTTTAGTATCTGTTCTTCCAGAACCTTTTGATTGACTCTATCATCTGCTTCTTTGTTACGCATATTGCCATCTATCTCAATATCAAAAATGTTCGGCTTGATACCACGACGAACAAGATATTGTTTTGAACCAATCTCAAATTCTATCTCTGTCTCTGTTCCTTTCTCATTAGTTGTATTGACTAACTGAGACTTTGTAATTTTTCTGTATGGTTTATTAAACAGCACAAAACATATAGCATCTAGTACAGTAGATTTACCTGCACCGTTTGCTCCTACAATGAGTGTGGTTCCATCATCATCTAATTTTACTTCTGTCCACTGATCACCAGTAGATAAGAAGTTTTTCCACTTAATTTTTTTGAACCGAATCATCCTTTTTTGGAGGTATTACGAAGTCGTTTTTTGTGATAATACTATACTTATAATTATACACCTCACACGCTTTTATTGCAACCTCTTCGTCAACTTCTATAATATCCATGTCTTTAGACCTGTCATCCTCCATCATCTCTGCATATCTAATTGCATCATCTTCCTCTTCAAACATATACAAGACCTTCTCACCTGCAGCATCTTTCACTGCGTAAGCACCCTCACGACGACCCTCTTCAGTGAGTAACCACATTAGTCAACCTCACATGCTTTGTTGTATAGACCCCCGATAAGTTCTTTAACTCTACCTTTGTCAAGATCGACCTCTGCTTCTTCTATAAACCTATTTAACAAAGT